GAGCCGCGCCGCCAGTTCGTTGCTGATCTTCGCCGGGGCTTGCAGCACACCGCTCGCGCGCGACATGTTGCTGAAGAACGTGCGCTGGTTCTCGCTGATGCTCATGCCCGCGTACGAACTCGACGCCGCAGCGTACAGCGGCGTCACGCCGCACAGCGGATGCGACAGCGTCATCAGCCGGTGGTGAATGATGTCGCGCGCCGGGATCAGCGCCGTGTTCCCGTCGGCGTAACCGTTGATCGCGTCGACGTTGAACGGCGCCGTCGACACGCGGTAGAAGACGTCGCCGTCGGCCGACATGACCGGCGTCACCATCGACGGCGGCAGCACATGCATCTCCACCACCGCACCCGTCGACCGCTCGCGCCGCAGGAACACATACGCGTTGCCCGCGAACAACGTCGACACCAGCAACTGACTGACGAAGTCCATCCGCGTCTGGTACGGGTTCGGCTTGTCCAGCACCGCCTGCATCGGGTGCTTCGGTTGCAGCGTGCGGCCTTTGTTGTTCGGCCGCTGTTTCCACATCAGCCACGGCAGCTTGGCAATGTCGGACGAGATCGCGTTGATGCACGCGTACACGGCAGAGAACGACAGCAGCGTCGAGTCGGGCATGCCGTTCAGATTCCGCTGCCACGATCCCGGCCCGCAGCGGTCGCCCTGCCCGGGCGGGAACGAGGTCGAGGTAGGAAACCCCAGCCAGCCACCGCCCGCAGGCACCACGGCCCCGTGCGGTGCCTTGCTGACGGTTCCGGTGAACACCCGGGCGATTGATTCGCGCAGCGTCATTGCGTCGACCGCACATCACGCCGCATGTACCGACCCTTGGTCGGCAGCGACGCGAAGTTCTGCTGCACCAGCGACGCCGCGATGGCGTACGGCAGCGTGTACTCCTTCCCCGGCAGCAGCATGTCGCCAGCGTACGGCACGGGCGTGCCCATCACCACGCGCATCGTCTTCGGTTGTTGCTCGTCGTCGGTCATCGCCTGCTCCAGAAAAAACTCCCGCGCGCCTCTGGAGAGTACGCGCGGGATGAGGGGTCAAACACCCGCGACAGGACTAGTACAGCACACCCGTGATCTTACCGAAGCCCGCGTTCGGCGCCGCGTACCGACGCTGCCAGTAGATGAACTGCTCGGCGCGGATCGCGACGAGGTTCTGCTGGAACAGCGAGGTCAGCGGCGTCGGCGGCGTGGCCGGTGCCGAGTCCATCTGCAACGATGCTTCGCGCGACGTCACGACATCGACACCGGGGTCTTGCGACCAGAAGATATTGCCACCGCTCAACAGCCCGATGTAGCTGGCCGTTCCCGGCGCGAGGTTGATCGGCACCTGACCCGACACCAGCACCGGGATGCCGAACCAGTTCGACGATCCCGGCGCCACCGACGAACCGGAAATTCCCGGGAACGCCTGCGTGCCCATCGCCGTACGCAACGACGCGAGATAACCGAACGTGCGATGCGACATCACCCAGTACGGCGACACCAGCGGCGCGTTCAGCGCGCTGATCAAACCGAACAACGTGTTCACATCCGCCGTGATCAGATCGATGGTGTTACCCGTCGACGGCACTGCGGTCACGCCATCGAAGATTCCCCCGGGCTTGATCGGCGATGCGGCGCCACCGTTCAGGAACTGGTTGTTGTACTCCAGCGCGATGGCGTCCTTCATGTTCTCGGTCATCACCGCCGCTGCGTCGGGGTTGCTGAAGCGAATCACTTCCTCCGACATCACGGTGATGATCGACAGCTTCGCCCACGGATTCGTGAGCATGTCAAACGCGCCCGCGCCGACCGGCTTCGACAGACCTTCGCCGACCCACTGCGCGGTGACGCCGCCGGTCATGCGCGGAATCTTCACGTTGAACGGAATCTGCTTCTTGCCGGTGATCTGACCGACCACCGTTTCCGGCATCAGCAGTTCGATGAACTCGTTGCCCAGCACTTCCGGCGACGTCAGGATACCGGCCCACGCGGGCACCGTGGTGACGCCAGCAGCGACGGCCGCACGTTCGATGTACGCACCCACCTCGGGCGTGCTGTCGCGCCACCGCTCGGCGATCTGCAACGCGGTACGCAGATCACCCTTCGCGTGCACCATCGCCAGCGCGAAGCGTCCGAACGCGGTGCCCTTCGGCATCGGCGCCTGCCGCATCACGGCCGTGCCCTGCGGTACGACGTTGGTGCGCACGGGGTCGGGGTTGTTCACCGGCTGGAGCGACATGCGCGCCTGCGCGCTCACCATCTTCTCGCACTCGGTGATGTCGGCGTCGAGCGCAGCGACTTCGGTTTCGATGGCCGCAAACTGCGTCGACTGCTCGGGCGTCGGCTTGCCGTCTTCCTGCGCTTCGATGGCCTTGATCAGTGCGTCGGCTTCGGCAACCTTCGCAACGCGCGCAGCTTTCTGCGCGGCAAGACGCTCTTTCAGATTCATGTGACTCTCCCGATGTGGGTGTGTGCTACGGACGAATGGCGAAGTTCATGCGGCGAACCTTCATCCGCGCGACTTCATTGTTGCGTTGCGCGACGAATGTCGGCAGCGCGCGATTCTCCTGCGACAGCATGCCCCACTGCTCGGGCGTCATGCCTGCCTTGCGTGCAACAGCGAGTGCGTTCGCGTTCGCCGGTACAGGAACGACAGACAGTTCCATCAGTTCCTGCCCGATGAATTCGTAACCGCCGGTCCAGTTTCCCTCGGCGTCCTTGATCTCGTTCGGCATCTTGGTCGGCATGAACCCGACACTGGTCGCGCGCAGCGCGCCCTGTTCGATGGCGCTCCACACGATATCGGCCTTGTCGTACACGCCAGCAGGCAGGAACTTCGCGCGCGCGATCAACTCGCCGCCCTTCACGCCGATGTCGATCACGCTGCCAATCGGCGGTTCGTGGTTGTTGTGCGCGAACAGCAGAACGGGATTGGCAAGGAACCGTTTCAGTTCCCAGCCCGCAGCACGCACAATGTCGCCGTAGCTGTCGACGCTTTCGTCGCTCGCGACGAACGTGATCTCGCGAACTTCGGATGCGTTCGGCTCGCGCGCGAACCGCGCGATGTGTGCGTGCTTGAGAATATCGGCCATGACTGACTCCAGTCGAAGGCCGGTTTTACAATCAGCAGAGTTGCTGATTCACCGTCGCCGTTGCGGCTAACGCTTCTTCGGTTCTCGCTCGCGCTCCTCTTTGCCGGGGCGCGTTCGTTGCGATGAATCGATCATGCGCGGAGATCGTACGGCTGGTTGCACAACCTGTCAACTGTACAGCCTACGCCCGGGCGTCAGCCCATCGCCATGATGGTCGGCTCGCCCACATCGGCGGCGTCCAGCGCCATGCGTCGGGAGAACGCCATCAGCAACGCGATCAGCAGATCGATGCGCTGCTTCGGATCGTTGCGGTCGCGACGCGGGAAGATGTTGCCCTTGTAATCCTCGACCACCGTCACGCACGAAACGCAGAACGCGAGCGCCGGATTTCCATCGTGATGAAATCTTCCGGTGCGCACCAGTGCTTCCAGTTCCTTCATCGGCCCGCTGAAGTTCGCCACCGTCGGGCGTATCTCCACCACGCTGATGCTCGCGTTGTCCAAGTTCGTCGCCATCATCGCGGCCTGCCACGGATCGTATGCGACGTCGACGATGCGGAACTTGCTGTGATCGTCGACGACACCGCGTTCGATGCGCACCAGATCGTTCACCTCGCCGGGAGATACGTCGAGCCAGCCCTCTTCATGCCACGCCGCGTAGTGCGTGTTCACGCCGTTGTCGAGCGACGCTGCTGGCGCGTAGCCGGTGCCGAACGCGTAGTAGTGCCACACGCCATCGATCTCTCTGCGGAACAATCGACACTTCCCGGCAAGGTCGATGCGTGTCGCGAGGTCGAGTCCGATGATCACTTCTTCGTCGGCGAACTGTTCGATGCGCAGCGATGGGTCGCCGCAGCGATCCCAGTTCTGCATGTTCATCCACGGCGATTCTGCGTTCGTCCAGATGTTGAGATGCTTCTGCTTGAACGCCACTTGCTGCGACGCGACCGCGTGCGCACGCAGCGCGATCTGTTCGATGACGTCGGGCATCACGCTGACGGCCCAGTTCGGATTGGCCTTGATCCACGATGCGGGATCGTCCCACTCGTCGCCCTTGTCTACCGTGTAGATGATGCCGAAATAGCTGTCGTCTTCGATGCTGCCTTCCAGCAACCGCTCGGTGTACTTCCATTGTTCGAAGCCGACGCCCGCTTGATTCGATCCCGCCGTGCTGATGCACAGGATCAGCGACTGGTGACGCTTGCCGGTCGCGGTCAGCAGCACATCGTGCACCTCGCGTGTCTTGTGCTGCGCCAGTTCGTCGAGTATCGCGCAGTACACGTTGAGTCCGTCGAGCGTCGTCGCGTCGCGTGACAGCGGCCGGAAGGTCGACGCCGTCGAGTTCTGCGTGATCGCGTGCGCGCCGACATCGACGCCGTAGCGCGAGCGGAAATCATTCTCGCGCGCCGCCATCACGCTCGCTGCGTCGAACACCAGCTTCGCTTGCTGTCGCGTCACCGCCGCTGCGTACACTTCCGCGCCACCTTCGCGGTCGAGCGCGAGCATGTACAGGCCAATCGGCGCCGCCATCGTGGTCTTGCCGTTGCCGCGCGGCACGAACACCGACGCGTAGCGGAAGCGGCGCGCGCCGTTTTCCTTCTTCACCCAGCCGAACAACGACGCGATGATGAACTGCTGCCACATGCGCAGCTTCAAACGCTGCCCAGATCGCGGTCCTTTTATCTCTTTAAATAGCTGAATACAATTCATTGCCCGCTCGGAAGCGCGCAAATCGAATTGAAATCTGCAACTTTTTTTGTGCGAGTTCGCG